GAAGAGCCATCTCAATTTGATAGACATTTGGGTCTTCCGTGTCCATGTCTTCTACATCGCCGGTGACAGCCGTGACATCGATAGATAAATTTTTCCGAATGAAGGAAAGACGGCGCTTCGTCTTGCGTTTGTCCATTTCACCTTCATAATCATCTACGGGTGTTTCTACAGAAATACCGAAACGGATATCATACGGGGCGTTACCCAATTTCTTAAAATCTTCATTGTGTACACGAGTCTTTTTAACAATCTTTTCTTCGGATGTATTCTCATCGATAGAGATACGAAGATTATCACTTTCTCGATAAAAAACTTCTTCTGTCGTGTTCACAACCCGTTCCCAGCCATCATATTTTCTAAGACCATCAAGAATGGTGTTAAATCCTTGTGCACCGACGTCTGTATCGAATGCACCAGTGTTGAATTTACCAACTCTAATTTCAAATTCAATATGTTCATCGTTCTTGTACTTTTCGAACAGTGGTTTCACTTTATGAAAGATGGCTTTGACGTCCATTATTATTCTTTTATGTAAAGGTTTTAACTTTTAAGTTCTTTTATTTTCTTTTTAATTTGAGATACCTCCCTCGGTTTGAGTTTGTTACCCACACACAAGTGATTTATGACGTCAAAATCTTGAGCGGTAAGACCACAACTTAGGTATTTTTCTATATCACCCATTCTCGCATAATCTCGTAGAAGTCCAAGTTCTTGATGCGACATTCTAGTTCTGAGCCGTATATTGTTGTATTTTTGATACCTCATTTTATAATTACCATACTTTGTCCAAAAGCTACCCGGTCTTATTGTTTTTTCATTAAGAGGTTCACCTAGATATTCCTTTGGTGTGTTATACACAGAGTTTATGAAATACCACATCGAAGTCCAGTCACCGTTATATATACTCGAATCGTATAGATCTGCATCGGAAAGTGCGTGTGATATGCGTGCGGCGTTTACACCTTCAGAGTCTACGTAATTTTCGTGAATCATACCCCACACATGACCATGCTCGTGTAATGTCTTTATATCGTCACGTGATTCTTCTTTACATAGAAGTGTTATAGCGATATCTTTTGGTTCTGTGAATATATCTTTCTCGTCCGAAAAATTAATATAATCAAAAAAGTTATATATGTTCCCTTTACACTTTACGGCCGCCGAATATGCATTGGGCTCGTTTGGTTTCAATGACGCTATTTCGGTGGGCGTTCTTTTGGGTACTATGATGAGTTCAAAATTCGGTAAGAGAAATACATTTTTAGATGTCACGACAAAAGAACCATTCGATACACGACCGCCATCGGATACATAATCTATGAGGTGCCTTTGTGCCATGACGTCATGTCTGTAATCTTCTAAAAAAATGCACATATTTGAACCCTTGAGTTCATCGGATGCTTTATAATTATATGGCATTTCTATGCTGTTTAATTCATCTAAAACTTCATTCAATATGAACGTTTTACCAAAACCATGAGCACCGCATAGCATCACATTTTTACCCCGTGATATGAGCTGTTTGAGTCGGTCTATTTCTTTGTGATGGAGCGTGTCATTTTGAACCTTTTTTTGTCGATGTATTTTAACAAATGCGTCCATGGCGAAGAATGATGATCTCACTAATCAGGCTATAGATATTATTTTTGAAAACGATGCACTTCAATCTAGAATTATTGATCCTATCAGAAGGAAGATCGTTCCTTACTTATTATGTTTTGGTTTCTTTAATTTAACTTTATTTATTCTGGTTGCATTCATCGCAACTCGTGTGTTTAATTATTCTTCTTCTACGACTTCCTCGTCCGTATACTCTACCTCACCCGTTTCTATGTCAGGCTCTTGAGTTATTTTTTTGGGTGGGGTATCGGTCATTTTAAGAATAGAGTCACCCGTCGGGGCAGGCCTTCTTCGTATTCCCGAAGCTTTCAGGGGGTCGTCGGGAATCTTTTTGTTACCGGGCATAACACGCCCCCGCAATTCATCGAGTTCATCTTTGAGTTGGTCTTCGGTTAGATTTCGTTGTTTTGGGTCTTTAAGAAGACTCATGATGGAATACTCTTTAATCGCTTTGAAAGGTAAAATTGGGTGCACGTGCAATATTTCTGGCTTTGTGAATATCTTATCATCGGGGAATTCTCTCTCGAAGTCGGATAGAACCTTTCTGGGTATGGGTGGACTCTGTTCAATGAGACGGTCCATTTCCTGGTGACAATCGTGAACCATATCTGAGCCATCAAGCGTTCTATTCACGAGTGGGAGATTAAGTTCCAGTCTGATTCTACGAGACAGTTTTCCGTACAATTGTGACGCGGAACGATGACTCTCCATCAATTCATTAATCTTGAGAAATTGCATGATAGTCGCAATAATACCCGCGATTAAGTTGAGACCACCAATGATAGACGGTACAGAGGAACGAATACTAATTGGAAATTGTTCTTGTGCAAAGTTTGCTGTACCAGTGACAGTCGAAAGTACGATCACAGGAAGTGTAAATCGCATACTCAGTTTTTGAAACATAAGAAACGCTTGATAGTTCATGTATCTGTAACACGCCGCGGCCTCACCCCATTCCTTGAGAACCTTTTCCTGTTGTGTGTGCCATTTCTTTGGGGCTTCAGGTTTTTCTATATCTTTTGGAAATCCTTCGATCCTGTTATTTTCAATATTTTCTTGTTCCATATTAATAGATGAACATTATATTCCTCATCCATCTCGTATTGTTCATGGCAGTGCTCGTAATTCCTTTCCTGAAAAATACGCAGCTACTCGAAATGTATAGTATACTGATACCATTCATATTTTACCATTGGTCGGTAAACGATGACACATGTGCATTGACCCAGATGGAAATGTATGTCACGGGTAACGCGAAGGAAGAAACCTTCTTTGGACGAATCATGGGTCCCATATATAAGATGGATGACACCGATGCAAATAATTTATTAAAGACAGTAATGTTTGGTCTTTGGTTGCTCGTTCAATATAGACTTGGGCGAATTGATTTAACCTAAGTCATATCAATTCATATATAAATTAAACACAAAATGCCATATTACGCTCCAGTTTACGATTACCGTTGGGGGTCCGGAACCAAAATGGTGACCGAACGGTCTATATTGACCAGCTCTAGGAAGTTCCTAATCGTAAACGGAAGAAAGATTGAAATTAACCACGTTCCTAAAATTGGTGACCATGGGATTCATGGGGGTGTACTACAAATCATGCGCGGACAACGAGTCATCAATTATCACTAGATAAAAATTAGACGCTATTGTAATTTAATGGATTATAAGGAACCCAAAAAACGTGTGACTAAAAATGATAAGAAACATAGTAAACAAGTATATTCACAAAAACATGTACGAATAATGCAAGACATAGTATTAAAATCTATGACTACTAATAATGAACGCAAAGACTAGACACACGGCGATGCTCATCACTATATTCGTTTTACTGTTGATACTCTTGTACACACTCACGAAGCCTCAGCCCGTAAGACGTGTACACACACGCGAGCGTGTCGCCGTACCTGTTCAAATTCCCGTAGAGCGTGAATTTAGAGCGCCACCCATCAAGGAGTATAAACCACAACACGTCCAACAGATGGGAGTATTACTTGGTGAGAACAACGAGACACTGCCATTGTACGGTAAGGAAGTGCGTGGACGACGTGATAGATATCATTATTACACAGTGACACCAGGTGATCAGATGTACTCTCTTCCAGTGAGTTTGGGTGAAAGAGATTGCATGGATGATATTGGGTGTCAAGAAATATACGGTAACGAGACTATGAATATACTCGGACAATCAGGTGATTATTCCGCTAAATTGTATCGAACAGATAACTTTTTCTAATCATTCTTTTCTTCCGATTTGGGTAGCATGCTCAGTGCCCTGTGGTACGTATCGTACGTCACGAGGAAAGATAGAGCTATACATATCGCCAATGAACCGTAACCAACTGGTTTCATTGGTACCGGGACCCACCATCCTATGAATTTTTTGCGCATCACGTTAGATATCATGATACAACAACAAAGTATAGATAATGCAGACACGGAATAGTGTTTATTTTTATCGAACGGAACCGTTGGACTCCATGCGTCTTGTCCCGGAAATACGTTTATACCGAGTACATTCAATAGAGGAAGGATCAAAGCTGGTAACATCTGTTATTTACGTATATTTTATATTTAGTCCGAAGCGCATTTTCATGAAGCGCATTGCGTCACGTAGGTCTGGTTCACTCCATAGAAGCCACCTGGACCAAAAACCCGCAGTCCTCAAACCCGAGATTCCCCAATCCTCGAGTTTGCTCTTACTCACTTTAGACATTCTCTGGTGTACCTTTTGTGGGTCACTAAATTTTCGTGTGTCTCCGCCACCGTGTCGTAATACATAGAGACGCATACGCATGGGATCTTTGTGTATGGTATAATCCGTGTACCCCTTGCCACCAAAGTCTACATGATCTCCGTCCGGAAAAGTGACCCGGTACTTCTTATCACGGATCGGACTTTTCTTGAGTGTGACCCTCATTATTATTAACATCCGAAATTTTTTTTGAATTTCGCTTTTATGTAGGGATATACAGGATTTCAAATCAAAAGACGAGAATAATTGCGAAGCAACACCATGTTTTTTCATTTTTAAAAACACAAAAAACTTTTTTTATTTTTTCCGAAACTTTTCAAAGAAGAAAGCGTAGAAAAAAATAATTTTTTTTATTTTTAATTTTCCAGAAATGACGAGATTTTTCAGTGTTGGTAAGAAATAGGCTTATTCATTATTCAGCAATCCACTAAACAAATTAAGAATATCCGCAAAATAGTCAAATGATGCACCCACAAAGTTACCTTCATAGTTGCGTCTCAGTATGTTATTGGTATCATACACGACGAAGACTGCGAATAGTGGTACGACGAGCTCCGAATATTTTTTTCCGGAGAAGAGTCTTAACAAAATCAAACCCATGAGTGCGATGAACAGAATCGAGCCGAGCGACTGGAGGTCATAGCCTAACATGTGTGTTGCCACACCGAGCGTAAACATGGCGATGAAAATGGTGACCGCATCGAGTAGAGCTTCTTTCGCGTTGGTCTTACCTTGTGTACCCAGGAACATACCGGCAACGGCAGACATGGCGGTGAAGAGTGTGAATCGAGTGATGATATTTTTACTGAATGCAAACATGAGAAGCGCGATAAACCACGCTATCATGTACGTGAGTGCATTTTTCGCGAACGCCTCGCTCATTTGGGGATCTTCTATGGTAGCCTTCGCAAAGCCGTATGTCACGAGTGACTGGAATATCAAGTTTGCGAAAACCTTGGATAGGAACATTCTATTAATATACACTTTTAATTTATTTTTTCAATAGTGCGTAGTGGTGGTACAAGTGAATTCCATTGATGTAAAGTCCAATGGCGAGTGGTATGAGAAGACCTGGTCGCTTCTTATAGACGGCTGGGAGTGCCATGATGACAGCAAGAAGTACCATAGTGAAATATATCACGGGTGGTGCGATCAAACCAGTTTGTGTTCGAGTGAGACCCATGAAGAATCGTTTGTCGAGTGTATCGACCTCGTCAGTTGGTTCTGGTGCGTAGTATTCCTTTCCTTTATAACCTGGCATTTATTATACATGGAGAAAATAATGAAATGTGTTCTGTTCCCTGTCGTGTTAGTAGCCTTTGACTATTTTAAGAATCCGATAGATCGCCTGTATTTTCGCAAACCACTCAGACCACTCGTTGGTATGCGCAACACTCTGATGGACGTGTTATTTCACCAACCATTTTATTATTCTAATGATTTTGGTGGATTATGCATACTTAAACTCTATCACAAAGAACTAAGAGACGCATTCCTGCATAAAATGGATGCACTTGAGAAACACTATTTCCACGACGATGATGCATGGTTTGAAAAAACAGAAAAATACTACTACTACAAACTTTCTGCT